TTTGCGTTCCCATGCGACGACAACGAATAGATTCGTTTCGACTTCATATGGGTCGCCTTCAATCGGTGTTACTTGTAATCGGATTTTCATTGTTTCCCTCTTCTATTTTCTAGACGATGTCTCGTGCCCAAGTGCCGTTAGAGAACGAAATTGTGGCAACGGCAAGGGTGCCAATTGACGACATGATGACCGGAGCGGCGTCCAATGTGCACGTCGTAATCGTAAATTCTGGGTTTGCAGGGCCTTCTGTCGTCCCTGATGGAGAGACAACGATTGTGCATGATCCAGCAGTGATAATTGCGCTGAGGAGTGTTTCGATTTCTCCAACGCCGTAAGAAAGATATAGCGACAGATTGACCGAGACGCTTTGCAATCCTTTAACTGCCTGCCTGCCTGTATCAGACAGCGAGGTGCTTTCAAGAAGCTCGTAGCCCACAAGAACCTCACATGAGGAAAGTTGATCGCTGACGTCGTAAACGGTTCCACCTGTGGGGGTGATGTTGCAGGTTGCACCTGACAGGAATGTTGCTGTTGCCATTGGTGGCTCCTTAGTTTCTACGCACGGCGATTGCCACCGTGAGATCGTATGTGGGTATATCTTGCCCGCCGTAGTTTGCATTGCCTGGACGGGCGTCTGTAACTGCGATGGGCGAGTTCATTATTAAATCTGTGGTCGTCATTAAGTAATCTCCGGCATCGCTGTTTGCGGGCGGGGCTGCAAGGATGCGAACGGGAATGCGAAAGTCGCCCACGTTGTAAGGGAACGAAGTCATGACGGGTAACTCAATCATGACAGACATTGGTCGCGCGTTGCGCGGGTCTGTGACAGGTTTAAGACCGAGCGCGGTTAGTTGTGTTTTGATTGCGTTGACTGCGTCGACGAGGATTCCTGTTGCAGCCATTATGCGACCTGTGGTCTTCCGCAACCGATGAGAGCCATGATGCGTCCCATTGTTGACGGAATGGGAATGGATGACATGGAATCAAATGAGGCGAAAGAATCTGCTGATCCGCGCTCACGATAAAGAGTCGCTGCGTACATGATTGTGCCGAGTTTGACGTCGGCACCTGGCACCGTTGACTGCGAATCGGTGTAGCCCGCTTCGCGACGCTTGCGAAAGATGTAGTTATTTGCAGCGTTAACGCAGACCGTAACGAAGGCCGTGTCATTGGCCGAAGCGACGTCAATGCCGAGCCAACTGAGGACATCGCTCGAATTGCACCAAGACACAGAAGGGGTAAAAGTGACTGTGCCGGTAGCGGTATCTCGAGGGAAGTCTGAGCCTGCGTTGACATAAAGAAACTGGTAAAGACGAATTACATCGGAGTCAAAGAGAAGGTCGCCCTCGTCAGATACCCCGATGAATTCAAAGTCTTGTGTTGAGACAATGGTTGCCGTTCCAGAGAATCCGTGGCTTGCGCCTGCAATAGTTACGGAGTCCCCGACTTGGATGCCAGTCTCAACAAAGGTCTGGAGAACGGCGTACCCATCGAGGCGCGTATGAAACGCGAGATCGTAAGTAGCCATTTTCCAGTTCCTTTAAGAGTTCGTCTGAATCAGACGAACGCAGCCTTGACGAACTTGGTTGGGTCAATCATCAGCGTTGCAAGGTAACCGCGGAATGCGATTGTGCGGCTCAGGGTTGACGGTACGTCGATGCTGATTGCGCCCTTCTGTTGTTCAAAGATTTCGTAGCCAGATGGGTCACCGACGATGACTGTGCTTGCTGCGAAGTTGCGGTCAACAACAACCTTCAAGCCAAAAGCCATCATGTCGGTTGAGTTTGCATTTGAACCACCGAATGCGTTCATTGGGCCCACGTTCGGGAACAAAGGACGGTCTGCGGTGTCGCTGAGTGACGAGAGGCTTGCCCATACGTTAGGTGCGAGAAAAAGATGGGTAGGCAGGTTGCCGTTGCTCGAGGACAAAATTGTCGACGCTGCACCATAAATCCATTCAACCCAATACGCAGGATCAGCACCTGATGCGCTTGCAAAGTTGCGAGTGACTGATGCTCCGGTAGCAAGGTTGTCAGCTGCGACGTTGTCGGTTTCGTTGGCGTAAATGCGAGCCATGTCGTCAAGAAGAAGACCAATGATTTCAGGCTGTGACCAGTCAATTGACTGCTCGGACAAGGTGACGTATCCGCCGTATGTTGCCTTTGTAACTTGATTGTCTGTGATAACAAAAGTTCCCTGCGTGAGCGCGGTGTTTTCGGTTGACTGAACGCCCATTGAAGTATGAGTTGTTACTTCTGGACGGATGAATACTTTTCCGCCTTGTGGCATCGCCTTTGCACCGATTGCGTCGATTACTGGACGACGACCAATGAAGTTGTTGTAGACAGGCTGAACGATTGGAAGAGGAAGAACACCTGGGATGTCTGAGGTAAGGACGTTTGGTGCAGCTGCACGAATGCCTTCGCTCATTGCTCGCCATTGGTCTCCGCCAACGAAAGCGGCTGAAATGTACTCGGCTGCTGAAGGCATGATGAAGTCGCGCTTGGCTGAAGCGAAAATTGGGGAAGTTGGGATGGCGTCGGGCGCGGAGGCTTCGACTTGGGTTTCTTGTGACATTGTTTCCTCCTGGAGACTTGTGTCGGGTTGGGGTTCGGTTGCTTCTTCTTCGACCTCAGGGTCGGGTTCTGAAGCAGCGATTTTTTCAATGACTGCGTCGGCAAATGCCGGAACGCTGACGACTGAAAGTTCTTGTAGATCGGCAGATGAGACAATCATGACGCCGTTCTTGTCGTACTTGAATTTTTTCGGCACTGCGCCAACGGAAACTGAATCGTAAGCAGACATCTGAATCAACTCGACCACGTCATCTGCAGCCTTGCTGCGGGCAAACGTGGCGCTGAAACCGAGACCGTTGTCAAGGTCGACAAGTTCGCTGACGATGCCGATGGGGCGTCCGTCGTGGTTTTCAAGAAGTCGCGCGGGTTTGGCATTCAAGTCAAAAGCTCCGCGCTTGAACATGACCTTCTCGCCACCTGAAACTGTGGCAACTGTGTCCCACGGGACGGCAATGCCGGTGATGGTGCGCGGTGCATCTTCTCCAGCTGCTGCGTCAAGAGTGACGGGAATGGCGGTGAACTTGATCATGAAGGCATCTCCTGAAGGTCGGGAACTTGTGGTTCAACTAGAACGTCGTGCATATCGCCGATGGCTAGAAGTTCGTCGGTGTCAAAACAGACATATCGTCCGCGACTGACAACGTCATTCATGCTGAGACGTGAAGTAATGGCATTTGCCAGCATTTGTGCCCCGAAGAGCCACAGATCCTGACGAGCTTGAGAAGCGTTCTGATAAGTCATTGACGCGCCTGGCGTCGGTGCTGAAACAAGGTAAGCGGGGACTGAGCAAATACGAGAAAGGTCGAGTGCTTGGTATTCGCGTTGCGCTGCGTTGACTTCTAGAGGGTCGCGGTCAAATTCAACAAAGTTGACGTAGTTGTTGAGTGCGCCGATGACGTTGCCTTCGCGTCGAGCTTGTGCCCATTGTGCAGCAAGGTCTCCAAGTTCTTCGCCGGACATTGTCTCGCCCGCTGCCGTCTGCTGAAGATAACCAGGTACTGTCTCGATGGTTGCTGCACGGTCTGCGTACTGATCAAGGTGAGTTGCGATGCTGACCGCGCGTCGCCCTGAATACATGAGACCAGTTGTCGGTGCAAGGAAAGTGATGATTTCGTTCGGGTCTAACTGGACGCCATTGAACTCGATTACGTCTGGCATTCCGAAGAATTGTGGGCCTTGCTGATTTGGCGTCTGAATGTTTGCGGACGGTAGCCATTCAAAAGACATCGGGCGTCCGTCGGTTGCGTTCCTGGAGGTGACTGCCCAGAAGGCGCGACCCGTCATCCACAGATCCGTAACCGTGTTTGCAAGGATGAACTGGCGCGGAACTTTCGGATCAGGGTTTTCCATCCACGACTCGTTGGGGACGTATATTTCTTCGTACTCTTCGCCGTTCCACTGCTTTATGTACTGACGAAACTCAAGACCTGAGATGGTCGAGGCGAGAAGGTCTCTCGCCCTCGACACCGTCGGGAGACTAAGGGCGACCTGCTCAAAAGCACCGCTTGACCATGCGTACATCGGAGGGATGCCAGCAACACTAGAAACTCCAGCGGCAGCTTTAATTGGCGAAGACGCAAATTCAGCAGTAGTTATTTTTCGGGAGAAGAACGCCACGGATGGAGTCTCTCACAAACTTGTTGCAAATGCAACTATCTCCCGAATGCCATTGCTGCGCGTCCCGTGTTTGACGGGCGGGAAACAAGAGCTGCTGCAACAACCAAAAGTCGTGCTGCCTCGACGGGTCCGGGACTCCTCTGCGAACTGATCACGATTTGCCCATTCGCTCTGGCGAGGACTGCCCTGTTGACGTGGGTTGCAAGGAGTTCTTCGCCTCGGTGGTAGATGCGTTTCTCAAGAATGAGCGAACGCGTAAGACCCGTAAATTTAAGAACCTCGGCGTAGCCAAAAATTTGACGTCGCCGTTCTAGTTTCTCTGGCGTATGAAGGTCAAGAGCGGGAGTGATTGCCAATCGCAGTTTCGGGTCTGCCTCCATTGCTTCGTTAATCTTTATCCACATCTCTTTCAACGATTCTGTGGAGAACTGGACAGTCGCAATAATGTTGCCTTCTTCGGTAAGTCCGCACCTAATGCCGACGTACTTTTCTCCGCCCGTGGCTGAGTCAACGGCGAGGACGCCACCTGCGGGACAGTCTGATTCGGTGAACAACTTGTCCCATACGCCAGGCTGAATCCATCCGTCTGCAGATGAGACGAAAAGATTCATATGCGCACGAAGGAACGCTGCACGATCTGGAGTTTCTGCAGCTGCTTGAAGAGCCTCGAGAGTAATGGTCTGCCCGAGGGCGGGGTTGCTGTACCCGTAATTTATATCCAAATTAGGATCAGCTCCAGACGGCAGGCTCCATTCCGCAAAGTAAAGACGAGTCTGTTTCTGTTGATCTATCGCGCCAATAGCTGCCTCGCGAAGACGCTGCATTGTCTTAGAAGATTCATCGCCAGCAGTAGACCAAGACGAAAGGAGCGGAGACCTGACTGCAATCTGACTCGGTTTGCAGGAATCAAAATAGACCTCCTCACTAATATTCCAGATTTCGTCCAGGCAAATTAACGAGTATGTCCCGCCGTGAAGATTGGGCGTCGCAGCGCGGACTTCCCATGTTGAGCCGTTTGGCATCTCAACTTTGTTGCGTCCATAACTCCAAGTCACATGGCCGTCAAATTGCGTCTCGAGTACTGGAGCAAGTTCACGGAAAATTGCAACTGCGCGGTCAAGTTTGTTGGCAAGGGAAAGAACGTGGACAGGCTCGCCCCTAATCAGAGACCATTCCGTTAATGCCCAACCAATAAGAGCTGTGAGGGCAATTGACTTTCCGTTCTGACGGGCAGTTGATACAAGAGATTCACGGAACACAAGGTCGCCATTTTCATCATGGGTAAGTTGACCGGACAATGCAATTCTTTGCCACTCAAATAACTTCCGACCGAGGACTCTTTCCGACCAAGCTGCAACATCATCGCCGTAGGAACCAGATCCAGTTTTGACCGACTCAAGACGGGGCGAACTTTGCCCAACCCCGAGAACCAAGTCCGAAGACGCAGGACATCGTCTAGAAAATAGAAGAGGGAAACAATGAAAATCCGATTACAAGTAACACCGATTGAAGGCGACCCATATGAAGTCGAAACGAATCTATTCGTTGTCGTCGCATGGGAACGCAAA